GCTTGAAGTTCCGGTAGGAAGGCGCAACGAGATACGAAAACGAAACATAGACGAGCTTTTGCCGTTGGCATACACTGACGCTGCGGTAGAACTGAAAAGAGACAAAGACGGCAATGTTATAGAAGTCTCCTTCCGCGACAAGCTCCGGGCGATAGAGCTACTTGGCAAGATGCACGGACTGTTCACTGACAAGGTAGACGTAGCCCTGTGCGGCTCACTGAACGTTGTACACGATTTGTCAAAACTCACAGAAGAAGAGCTGGAGCAGCTCGAAAAACTAACCGGCAAAATTGAAAACACTACCGACTAACCGAGAAGTAAGGATAGAGCGTTCTCGTCGTTCCCTGTGGGAGTTTTGCCGTCTGCTTTCGCCTGATTTTTATAAGGAAGACCGGACATATCTTAAGACATTGTGCGATACACTACAATCGCTTTATGAAGGGCGGCTGATAGATGGGAAAGGTAATAAATACAAAAACCTGATACTTGAGATACCGCCGCGTCACGGGAAAAGCAGGACGCTCACAAACTTTAGCTCATGGATACTTGGGAAGAAACACTCAAACAAAATTATAACGGCCTCTTTTAATGATGACCTTGCGCAAGATTTTTCAAGGTTCACGCGGGATATAATCACAGAGGAAAAAAACGTTCCGGAGCAGTTTGTCTTTTCTGACATCTTCGATGCTAAAATAAAGAAAGGAGATGCCGCCTTAAACAAGTGGGCGCTTGACGGTCAGTTTTTCAACTACAAGGGCTGTGGTATAGGCGGCTCTATAACCGGGAAGGGCGGGAATGTCATAATTATAGATGATCCAGTCAAGGGCGCCGATGTAGCGTATAATGAGCTTGCGCTTGAAAAAATATGGCTTTGGTATACTGGCACTCTTATACAGCGTGCAGAAAGCGCGATAAAGATTCTTTGTATGACACCGTGGGCGAGCGGCGATCTTGGCGGAAGACTGCAAAAGATACAGCCTGAAAAGTGGTTTGTACTATCTTGCCCTGCACTGAAAGACGGCGAAATGCTTTGTCCAGAAATCTTGTCACGCGAAGAATATGACGAGATGAAAACAATCGGAGACGAGAATATCATTTCTGCCAACTATGATATGCAACGTCTCGACGTAAAAGGGCGGTTGTATTCAGGATTCACCACCTATTCAGAGATACCAGAAGGTACTACCGCAAGCGTAAACTATACTGATACGGCAGACGAAGGGAAAGACTATCTATGCAGTATAACAGCAAGAAAGAAGGGATTGTATCTATACGTTACCGGAATACTCTACACGCAGGACGCACAAGAGACAACCGAACCAGCGACCGTACAGCTTTTACAGGACACTAAAACGCAAGAAGCGGTTATAGAATCAAATAACGGAGGGCGAGCTTTTGCGCGGAACATTCAGAGGATATCGAACGAACGCGGATATCGGGCTTCTATACGTTGGTTCCACCAGAGCGCAAACAAACAATCACGGATACTCACTAATGCTGCGGTTGTTCAGCAGTATATATTGTTTCCCGAAGGATGGGCGGTTACGTGGCCAGAGTTCTACAATGCTTTAATGACCTATCAGAAAGAGGGAAAGAACAAACACGATGATGCACCAGATGCACTTACCGGATTAGTAGAAAAGTTTGGAACAAAGAATAACCTTGCCGCTGCTCCTACAGTAGCGCTACGGCTATAAATATGTTATAATACCGCAAAGGAAGGTAGCTATGGACAAAGAAACGTTGAAAACGATATGCGCCGCGCTACAGGGCAAAGAAAAGCAGTACCGGTCAAACCGCGCATACGTTCGCGGGAAGAATCCCACCATTGCGAACAACGCAACCGGGGACGATCCGGACAACCGTCTGGCTATACCTTTGGGAAAACTTGCCGTTGACAGCATGGTAGGGTACATGATGCCGCCTGGTTCTCCTGATATTTACTATGAGCTTCTTGACTCTACCGACAAATGGGACAAGCGCGATGATGAATACAACCAGATAATCAAAGACTGGTCAGACTATAACGATGATACGCTACACATAGGCGAGATGGTATCCGAGGCAATGAGCCAAGGCACCGCGTATGAAGTCTGGTGGACAAGCGAGGATACAACGCCCGGATTCCCGATCAAACCGGAATGGGTTATGGTTCCCGCTTCACAAATCTATATCAAGTGGTCAAACACTCTCAAGCCGGTCAAGGAATACGCGGTTCGGATGTTTGCCGACGGCGAGAACACTCACGCTGTTGTATATTTCACCGGGAACGCCGAGGGCTGGATAAAAGAGAAAAACAAGGACTGGGCTCGGTATGAGGACAATGATCTTTCATATCCGTTCGAGGAAGTCCCGGTTCTTGAGGCAAAGATAAACAAAGATGGGGAATGTCTATTTGAGGCAGAGAAGCAAATCATCGACCAGATCGACAAGATCATGAGTAAGTCCCTTAACGAGGTAGACCGGTTCAACGCGATGATTGCTCTTTTCCCGTTTATCATAACCCCGGAGATTGCAGCAGAGCTGAAGACAAAGGGGTACTTTCATGACCTAGACCCATACGATTCTGACAAGTGGCCGCGATATCTGGAAAAGAATCTTTCCGGCGCTGTCGAGTTTTACAAGTGGATGCTTGAGAACCTGGAGAGGTATTTCCACAAAACTTCCCGTATTATTGACTTCACCGATCCGCAGTTCGGGGCAGGCGGTGAGGAGTCCGGCAAGGCCCTGGCAATCAAACTCATGTGCATGGAGATGGTTGCCGGGAAAGCAGAGATATACCTACGGCGCTGGCTGACCGAACGCAAGGGATTCTTTGACGCTTGTATCTATGCTGGTACCAGTGATCTAGACCCAGAGCTGTACAAGGTTGAAATCAAGTGGAGTCGGAATGTTCCCGTATCGGAAAAGGAACGGCTTGAGATAGCGTCAATGATGATGGGGCTGGGCATGACGAAAGAGGCGATACTCAAGATACTGCCAAAGACTATTCTTCCAGACTGGGAGCGGGAGCTTGAGGATCAAGACACGATGCAAGCGCCGACGGCTGCGGCGGTTGACGTGGAAGAAGACGGCACCGCAGAGGATGTGGAGGGAGCAACGATAGAGGCTGAACCTAAGGACATACAAAAGGCAGCGCTTAACGGTGCACAGGTGGACTCGCTGCTTACGATTGCAACGAACGTAGCACAAGGGGTGCTTCCGTCAGATTCTGCTAGGGCAATAGCTTCGAGCGCCTTCCCGGCAATAGATCAATCAGACCTCGACAAGATATTTAACCCGCTAGAGAAGTTCACACCAAGAACAGAGGATGTCGGGAAAGAATGACGTATGGAGAGTTTTCTAACAAAGGCTACCTGCTCACCGAAGCCGAACGCGAGGCGATAGAATCCGCTATCGTTAAGCAGTACGATATAGCGCTAAAGAATATACAGGACAAGATGGGCGCTATGATTGCCAAAGCTCGGGAGGCTGGCGTCTCTCCGAAAGATCAGTACAACTGGGCTATCCAGTACAACCGCCTGGATAATCTCAAGGCGCAGATATACGACGAATACAAGAGGCTGGGGCGAACGGTAGAGCGCTTACAGATAGAGGCGTTTGACCTGTCATTCTCAAACCAGTACTACCGGACCTCATACCAGCTAGACTGGAGCGATCCACTTACCTTCTCGCCACTTGATCCTAACCTTGTACGCTATGCCATGACCGGGGAGTTGGAAGCATGGAAAGCAATCAAGACAGCAATAGGCGCTGCGGACAACTACACGCCGGTTGCTGGGACACTCAAAGCGCTGATATCAGCGAATCAAGAAAAGGCGCTTGCTGCGATATGGTCACAGGTCAACGCCGGACTGATAAACGGTGAGGGAATAACCGCGATAGCGCAACGGCTCCGAACAATTATTGGCGGGGTGTACAATGGACAGGTTGACGGTGACTTGTACAAAGCCTTGAGGATAGCACACACCGAAGGACACCGGGCGCAGAACATGGCCGAGCTTGCGCGAAGCTACGAAGCACAGGCGCAAGGACTAGACGTTGAAAAGATGTGGGATGCTACACTTGACAACGCGGTCAGGCCAGAACACGCACGGCTCGACGGGAAGCGGGTGCCGATAGAAGGAACGTGGAATATGTCTGGCTATGAAGTATCACACCCAGGTGATCCTTCACTACCTCCAAGCCTATCAATAAACTGCCGTTGCCATTCCATAACTGTAACGAAAGAGTACGAACCGAAGGCACGGCGCGGACGCGATCCGGTCACGGGACAGAATCAGGTATTTGGTTACAAGACGTTTGAGCAATGGGCAAAAGAAAAGGGACTCAAGCGCAATAAATATGGCAGGTTATATGCAGCTTGACAAATGGCGGTTATACGTTGTATAATAGGGCTGTTCTTGGAGGGCTACTTCCCGGAACATCCCGCCGCACGTTTACACGCTGTCTGGTTACACTGGACGGAGGCAAATCATGGACATTTACAAAGAACTCGTAGGATGGGCTAAGGCTCATGCAAAAGAAGACGCGAACGTTGCAGAGTTTGAAGAACTCGTAAGCAAAGCCGCACCGCCTGACGATGCGAAGCAAGCGCTTGAGTACATGAAGGCTATACCGGCATTACGATCTGCGCTTGATGCAGAAAAAAACCGTGAATATGACCGAGGCTATAAGTCTTACGAAGAAAAAGAACTTCCCGAGAAAGAAAAGGAACTCCGCGAATCAATCCGCAAAGAACTCAATCCTACAGAGACAGAAGATCAAAAGCAGATACGCGCGTTGCGCGAAAAGCTTGAGGCAAAAGAAAAGGCCGAAGCGCTTACAGAGCGAAAAGAAGCGCTCCGAGCCAGGGCGAAAGAATACGGCGTAGACCCAGATATAGCGGCAGATTTTGCCCTGTACGGAGACGACGGAGAAACATATTTGAAGCGCCATGCAGAATGGCACAAGAAAGAACTGGATGCAGTCAAGGAGCAATCCTCAAAGGCTGCTTTTGGAAATAGAACGCCATCTAATGGCGAAACACCTCGCCCACCGGAAATGATGGACGAATACAATCAAAGGCTCAAAGCTGGAGACAGAGACGGTGCAAACCTTATTTATCTTCAAGCGAAAAGAGCTAAGACAAAAGAGGTATAATAATGGCGAATGACACATCGACCGGATACGCACTTACCAGTAACGTATCAAACGTACAAGGCGCACAGCTGCTCACTTTTAGTGCAATTGAGTATCCTTTCCTTTCCCGCGTAGCAGGACGGAAGATTTCTCAATCTGACACCTTCGCAATGAGTGCGAACTATGCACATGAAGAGGCTGCACAGCCAGCAATCACAGAGGCTGCGTCTGTTAATGCTCCAACTGCGATTGCTTACGACCGAGCGGAAGAGAACAACAAAGTACAGATTTATCAGGAAGCTGTAGCGGTTTCCTATGCTGCAATGAGTTCTTCCCAGCGTCTCAAAATTGCTGAATACGATTCGTCCGGATACGGCTATACCGCCAGTCCGCTTGAGGCTGCTGTTGCAAATGAACTTGCTTTCCAGACTGCACGGGCACAAGAAAAGATTTACCGCGCCCTTGAAAAAACAATGCTTGTCGGAGCAGGTACTACATACCTAACTAAGGGCATTCTTACTGCCTGTTCGACTTCAACTGTAGACGCTTCAGGCGCCGCGCTTTCAAAGGCTCTTGTAGACGAACTGTTGCAGGAAATGGCTGCTGCTGGTGCATACTTCCGCAGACCGACCATCTTTGCAAATGGCTTCCAGCGCTCGGCTATTACCAAGTGCTATGAGTTTGTTCCTGCTGACCGCAACGTCGGCGGTGCTTCGATTGGAAGCATCGTGACTGACTTCGGAATCTGGGAAGTTGTATACGACCGGTTCATGCCGACCGATGACATTCTTTTCGCCGACATGGCCTATGTCAACGTAGTGACAAAGCCCGTTCCTGGTAAGGACTATATGCCTGATGGACTGTTGCTCATGGAAGAACTCTCCAAGACCGGTGCCGCTGAACGATACCAGCTCTATGGCGAACTCGGCATTGACTACGGTTCTGAAAAACTCCACGGCTCACTGACCAGCCTGGCTGTATCCTGATTTTTGGCCGGGGTAACACCCGGCTTGTTTTTATGAGGTAAATTATGGCAAGAATAAGCCCGACCACAAACCTCTCGTATCTTGGGGGAATCCCTCCGAAACAGAGAGACTATAATACAGGAATAAGCAAGGCACTCGGAGACGATGTTGCCGTTGTTATTGAACGCGCAAACGTGACGCCGGCCCCGACCGGAGCAGCGTGGTCGTATGTTGTTCCCTTTCATCTTGAGACCGCAGCAGGAGAGACTGTTCCATTTAACGGCACCATAGCCGCCGCCGCAGTTTCAACTGTTGGAGACCAAACTCCAACAGTATCAGATGCAACGCCTGCTGTTGTAAACGGACGCGGCACCGTAACCCTTATCGGCGCGATAGATACATGGGCTAACAACGATAAAACAACCCTGACGCTTACCTACACCGATCTGCAAGGTGTATCAAAAACCGACACGTTTACCGTGACGTTCACTGCGGTATAGGAGTAAAGAATGATTAACTATTCAAAGATAGGCGGATCAAATAATGTTGCCGGATATGTTGACGCAACCTACCCTTGGCGCGTTTATGACGCATGGGGAGACGTTGACAAAGCGAAGGCAGACGATGTTTGGAAAGCCGACGAATGGGCTGTAACTGCAACTGGAACTTCCCCGATCACCGCGTCGGTACTTCCCGGTGCCGTTGCGCTGATTACTTCAGAGAACGTGGACTTTGCCGGAGACAATATCCAGCTTGTTGGATCACGATTTAAGCTCGAAGCCGGGAAGCCTGTATATTTTGGTGCAAAGCTGACGATCAACGAAGCAACGCAATCAGACCTTGTTGTCGGGTTGTTCGGAGTTGATACAACGCTTACTGCTGCAAGCGAAGCTCATGCTATAGCAGTCGAAGCTAGCGGGGTAGGATTTACAAAGCTCGACGCTGTAACGGCTGCATACTTCAAAACATTCACTACCGCAACTGAAAAGAATAGCGCGTCGGCACTCACAATGGACGTAGCGGCCCATGTGTATGAAATCGCATGGGATGGCGAATCTCTCAAAGGTTATATCGACGGCGCACTTGTTGCTTGTTTTACCGAGGATATCCCGACAGCAGTACTCACACCATCAATTGCGTTCCGAACCGGATCGACTGCAGCAAAAACTTGCACGATTCACTGGGTGAGAGCTTTTGGAGTACGCTCATGATCTTCTACGGAAGCGGGGTAGTATGGAATCCTAAAAAGAACTCCAGGCTTTGCCGTTTCGTCAATGGGCAGTGCGAAGTAACCGACAAGAATGAGATAGCTTTTCTTGTTCGAGCCGGATACAAGCACGAGCCTATTGATTACGGAGATGAGGGCAAAGAGCAGAAAGTTGTACCGGTAGAAGCACCGGCAGAAGTTGCCGCGCCAACAAAAAAGCGCGTAAGGAAAACAAATGCCAGCGAATAGCACAATAGCAGAAATAGTAGAAGGTGCCAGAGACAAGCATACCGGGTTCCATACTCAAATTACCGGAGACCATCGGTATATACATGATGGACGTGCTTTCTCATATCTTGGTACAACAGGATCACTTAATGCAGCGGCAAAGTATGCAATATCAATAAAGACGCCGATTGATACTTCTGGGGTTTATTTGCACTTACGCCCGGCAAAGTTTTCGGCTACTGCGAATACCATGTCTATTACTATTGCAGAGGGTTCGACAACTACCGGCGGTAGTGCTGCCGTCCCTTTCAACAGGGATCGAAACAGCGCGAATGTATCAAAGTCTGTTGTAACTGCAGGGGTTACAGTTTCCGTAGCTGGTACTGTGATAGAGCGTGATGTTGTCGGTGGAGGATCAAACCCTTCAAACAATGAGGGCGGAGCCGGTGGAGCAAATCAAGAATTGGTATTGAAGCCTGACACTCTGTACTCAATCGAGATTGTCAATATAGGCGTGACTACCGCAAGCACAGGATACTTTGAGATATTCTGGTATGAGGAAGCAAAGTGACAACCGCACAGGTTAAGAAGTATCTAGGCATCCCAAGCGCCACAACCACATACGACGAGGATATAGCAACTTATATTCCAATAGTCGAAGCGACCGCACGCGCAATCACCGGAAGCCTGTACTTGCTCCAAGTAAACGGAACGCTTGCCGCGGGATCGAAAGAACTCGCGGTGAGTACCGTTTATTCACAGACAAGAATACTTTACGGCTATTCAGTCTCCAAAAGTGGCGAAGGATACGCCTACGGAGACCCCGGCCCGAAGATGAAAAAGCTCCACGAAGTCCTGACCGCAGGGATGCAGATAACCGGAGATGGTATCCCTGCCGGTACTTTTATTGAGCGTGTACAGACTTTCAACGGCGAGAACACTGTATATCTGTCTTCAGAGGCAACAGCTACAGGCGACGTTGAAGCTTATACCGACATTCCGGTCATGTACCTGTCCGCTATTGCACATGGCGTATGGTGGATGATAGGACAGCAGAAAACAGCAATGGGTGACACCTCTTGGACTTCCCGCAGTGTTGGCCCCGTGAGTGAATCACGAAGCGCAAGCGAGATGAAACTTGACGGGCAGTACGGTATGCCGGTCTGGTTTGTGAAGACATTCCCGAGGGTGTACCATGGCTGATTTTGATTTAACCATGTATGACAAACAGGCAAACCGCGCAATAGATGAAACACTTGATGGCGGGATAACGAATCTTGCTGTAAACATAACGGCGCAGGCAAAAGACCTTTGCCCGGTTGCTGATTATATGGGCGGGAATCTCAAGGGTTCTATCCAGTGGAAAACAGATAACGGTCAATCAGGCGGAGACGAAAGCTCTACGGCATTGACCGAACAACCGCCGAAGGACGGCGCTGTAGTAGGCACTCCGGTAGAGTACGGGGTGTATCAAGAGTTTGGTACACGGAAAATGAACGCACAGCCTTTTCTGCGCCCTGCTGTTGACATACAGGCTGGTGGAAAAAACCTGCAAGAAGCAATGTACCGGGCGTTCTTTGACACCGTTCCACGGGAGCTGAAAAAAGCATGAGTATCCTTGATGTTTGGGCTGACAAGTTTATACCTGCCATGGTAGTGACTGTTTCCATGCTACCGAATAATGACGGCGAGATCGTCGAGACATTAACCGACGGCATAACTATTTGGGGCATACAGTATAACCGGTCTGATGCTTCGCGGTACTTCTCTAAAGAGTGGGCTGCTGACATATCGGATGTATTCGTGACTGAAAATGCTACGGGAATACACAAGGATACCGAGCTGAGAATAAACGGCGTTTACTGGTCTTGCGATGAACCGGTTGACATATTGAAAATGGGCGAGGTCTGGACAATCGGACTGCGGAGAAAAGCATGATAGGCACAAAAGAGATTTATACCGTACTGAAAGCTGACTCCGGAGTACTTGCGCTGGTGACAAATGCGGGAACGGAAGAAAAGCCAGACTACCGCATAGCAGCAGCGACGGTTGAGCCGAAGACGTGGCAAGTAACGGAAAGCACGATAACGATTTACCAGAGTGGTACAGATTCGCTTGGCGAGATCTACGACGTGAACCATACCGCGAACTGTCGAGCATCTACAGAAACGAAAGCAAAGAACCTTGCGCGAGCTGTAGCGACTGCACTGCACCGCGTGACGTTCTCTAAGATGATGTTCTATTGCTCGGTGGAGCAGGTTATCCCTCCCGCCGATGAAACAGATAATTTTAACAACCCCGTAACCGTTCGCGTTATGGGAACTAAGTAAGGAGGCAGATATGCCCGCACAGACAACAAAAAAGAACGTCCGGCTCGCGGATGGATGTTTAATCTCTATCAAAGCAGAAGAATCAAGCGAGTTTCTTGACGTAGGCGTCATTCAGGGAGACTACAACGCTACCCTGCAATATGACGAAGAGGAAATAGAGTTCGGAAACGGAACTTCTATCAAAACAAAGCGTAACATGAGGATGGAAGGCTCTTTTGTTCTTGCCAATCTTGACAATGACGTGCTTGAGGAACTGTCCAATGGCGTTATTACTAAGGTAGCAACCGCAGGTTCAGAGATTCTTTCCGCAGCGTTTGATGAACAGCTTGTAAGCGGGTTTACTCCCAACGTGCCAGTTGACCTTTCAGCCGTTGTAACCGCAACCGGAACTGCTATCAAGTTTTCTGCTGCTCCGGTTATTACGTCGATTTTCGATAACTCGGTTACCCCTGTTGAACTTACCGCCGACGATGACTATTTCATAATAGCGGACAATCGTTCTGCAAGTGGGTATCGTGTTATGTTCACCGACGAAGGGACTGGATCAATTGCAACAACTGCTGTACTGACTATCACTTTCGGAAACAACACACCGGTAGCAAGTGAGACGCTTTACTGTGGTACTACTTCTTTTACGTCAGAGCCGTATGCAATGAGAGTTACACATACCAACTCTTCAAGCGTGGTGGATTACCAGCTTGATCTTTACAACGTGTACACTTCTCCCGGTTCGTACAACTTCGGACTTAAAGGAACTGATACCGGCGGAGTAGACACAATGGAGATTAGCTTTTCAACCGAGCTTGACGAAACAAAGACCGACGGACGCCAGCTCTTTGCTCTTACTCGAACAGTATAACTTTCTCAGGGGTGGCTCTGCCTCCGGGGCTGCCCCTTTTTTGGAGGCATCATGGAGTATAAAGTAAAGATAAGTGAGAAAGGAAAAAACAGGATTCGGTCTATTGCGATAGAGCGTGTTCCGTACAAAGTGTTTATCATTGCCCAGCGCTTGGCGAAACTTGCACAGCAGGTAAGCGATGATAACGAAATCATGCAGGCATACGCGGAAGAAAACCGCGAGCTTGTTTCACGAAAAGCTGACGGATGGAAAGAAGCGGTTAGGGCAAATAACGCGGAAATAAAAACTCTCCGTAATCGTATTTATTCCGTAGAGGATGCAGGTTTCTTTTCAGAACGCTTCGAGGCTATCAGATTGGTACTTGAAGCGAACGGAATCCGTGACGATGACGAACTCATGAATGAAAAACTTTGGCTCGACAAGATGGATTATTCCGAGCCGATGGCGTTTATTGAATCTGCAATGAAGAAAGATGAGGATAAAAAAAAACTGGCGGAAGTGATACAGAGTTTCACTTCCCGCGCCTAGTAGCAGCTTTGAGCAAGTACTGGCGGCCGGTAACGGTCAACGATGTTGAACTAATGACGATAGGCGAGATACAGGACGCCGTGGCTATATCCGGGTTCCCGAAAGAAGTAACGGGCTGGATATGGGAGAAGCATAGAGAACCGTTTGAGGTATTTTGATGGCGTATAAATTAGGCGACCTTGTAGTAAGAATCACTGGAGACAACGCCGACTTCAAAAAGAAAATAGGCGAGACTAAAAAAGAAGCTGATGTCACTGGCAAGAGCGTCGGCAAGTCTTTTGACCTTATGAAGGTGAAGACGCTCGCGCTTGGCGTTGCCGGTACAGCCGTCTTTGTTAAGACAATCGGATTCTTGAAAGATTCCGCAATGGCCGCTATTAACGCACAAGAGACCTTCTCCAAGTTTGACGTTGTCTTTGCTGGCATGGGCGGAGCAGCAGAGACGGCGGCGCAACAGTTCATAGATTCTTTTGATCTAGCCGAAGAAACTGCAAAACGGATGCTGTCGAGTACAGGGGATCTTCTTACTGGAATGGGCGCGACAAAAGACGTCGCGCTTGAAATGAGCCTACAGGTCAACTCGCTTGCCAGCGACCTTGCATCATTCACAAACTACTCGGGCGGAGCTGAAGGTGCAGCGGACGCGCTTACAAAAGCACTTCTAGGAGAACGTGAAAGTGTCAAGTCTTTGGGTATTGTTATCCGCGAGGAAGACGTACAGAATAGACTGGCAGCCGCAGGGAAAGATAAGCTAACTGGCGCGGCAATGCTACAGGCAAAAGCCGAGGCTACACTCCAAATAGCAATGGAGCAAAGCAAGAATGCCATCGGCGATTATGCTCGCACAAGCGAAAGCGCAGCGAATACTTTGAAGCGAGCTGGCGAGGAAACAAAGTCTTTGCAAGTTGCCGTTGGGACATTGCTTATGCCATCGGTTGCCGACCTTGCTGACGTTTGGGGTAAAGTATCAGGCGCCATCGCAGACGTTATTACAAAATCAAACGAGCTTCGAGAGGCGCGAAGGACCGAGGGTACAGAAGAAGATACCCTTGAGAATGAACTCAAAAGAAGACAGGCATTGCGCGCGGAATTACAGAGCACTATAAACACATACAAGGTATACGACGAGGAAGGAAAGCTGGTTAGGACAGCCGCTCTTGAAGCGGCAGAGGCGGAGATGGCCGCAAATGAGGCAACGATAAAGAGCCTTGAAATAAGAATACGACAGACCGCCATACTTGAGAACCAGAATATAAAAGCAAAGAAGACTGTAGAAGATTGGAACGAAACAAATGAAAAGGCACATACCGAAGAAGAGCAGCGATTGCAGGCTATAGCCGATTCACGAAAAGCAATTTACGATAACTTCCTTGCACAAACGGCGGAGCTAAACTGGCAAACCGAACAAGGGCTGATAACCGAAAAAGAAGAACGCGACGGAATAGCCGAAGCGTTGCGCAATCAGATAAACTCGCTCTATGAGCTTTATGTACAAACCGGTGACGAATCGCTTATAATGGGCGAGCAGATGATGGGAGCCATTGCACATCTTGGGGAGCTTGAAAACGTTGCGGGACGAGTTACCGATAAGATGGAGCTTGACTTTACTTCCGTAAAAGAAAACGGTATTAAGAATACGCTCGCTGGACTTTCGACATTATCCGAAGCGCTAGCAGCAGGTGAACTGACATGGAAGAGCTTTGCCGGTTCAGCGCTTGGAGCGCTCGCAGCAGTCCTTGAAGCGATAGCGGCAGAGATCGCAGCACTTGCGGCGGTGAACATTGCGCGTGATTGGTTTAACCCTGCTGTATGGGCAGCGAATGCATACCTATTGGGACAAGCAGCGGCGGCGTATGTTTCTGCCGGACTTGTCAGGGCCTCTGCTGGTAATTTTGCAGGAGGTGGAATCGTAGAACCAAGACCGGGTACGGGTACTATAGTAAATGTTGCGGAAAATGGGTCTGGTGAAGTATTATTTAATACCGGCGATTCAGGGCAAGCGTTCATACAGCAGATGGGCGCGGCAATAGCGGCAAACATTGAAATGACCGCTATATTCCAGACCGAAAGCGAAAAGCTCGCCGAGATTGTGGTGAGACCGATAAACGACGGCAAGGTGAGGCTTAACCGATGAAGGTACTATTTGTAAACGAACTTAAAGAGGCAACGATAACGGCACTTGCACCGAATGCTAATTACCCGGCGTCAAACCTGAACAATGTATTTGCTAAACTCAAATACAAGGGAGTCGGGTATTCCGATACTATAACGGCAGAACTGCCGGACAACGTAACTGCGAATTGCTTTTTCTACACATACACAAACGCTGAAAGCATGGAAGTGCGGGTATACTCAAATGCTTCAGTGCTCCTTGAGACCATTACGGTTGACTGTACCTATAGTTCAGGCGCCGAGTTTTTTACCGCACACGACAACGTCCGGCGGCTTGAAATTGATATTGCCGCTCCTGTTTCTAAGGATGTGTACCTAGGAGGTATTGCGATAGGAAACGCTTTGACTTTCCCATATCCGCTTTCAAACTTTGACAAAGAGCTTACAGACAACGCAAGCAAAACAGAGAGCGCGGACGGACAGATCGCACGTGTTTACATAGAGCCGTTGACAGGTTATTCCTTGCAGTTTACAAACGTAAAGCGCAAAGATTACCATGAAATAATAGAGCGGTTCAAAACTGTTG